TTGATTGTGCGGTATCTGGAGGGCGAGCTTGACCCGAAGGAGCGTGGCTTGCTGGAGCGGGAGTGGAACGCGATGTTCCGTGGTCCCAAGAACGCGGGCAAGGTCAAGGTCACAGACTTCCGTTACGAGATCGACAAGGTGGGGTGGACGCCACAGGAACTTCGGTTCAATGAGGGTGAAGACTGGATCATGAAAAAGATTTGCGGGGCGTTCCCGGTTCCCATCGGCTTGGTGGACACCGCGCAGATCAGTCGCGCCCCACGGGCAGGCATGGAGGGGGCCGACCTGTTCATGGCCCAGTTCAACACGCTGCCCCGATGCACCTTGGTTGAGGAAAAGCTCAACGAGCAACTGTGCCCCATGTACGACGGGGAGCGGCTGTTCCTGGCGTTCGACAACCCCGTGCCCAAGGACAAGCGGGAGCAGCTTAACGAGGACAGCGTCAAGCTCAACTCCTGTGTCATCACCGTGAACGAGGTGCGCCAGCGGGACGGGGAAGAACCCGTGCCGTGGGGAGACACTCCGATTCCACTTCAGCAGGCACAGGCCGCGGCACAACAATTTGCCCCACTAGGAGGCGCGTCACAAGTCTCACCTGAGGCAGGCGCAAGTACAAGTAAAATACCCGGCAAGTCCGGAATCCAGGCGATCAGCACTCAAGAGAACGAGGGCGGCTTTCCTGGTGGGGCGTTATTTGGGAAGAAGGAAAAGGGTGGGCCGGGGTCGGGTTCGTGGGAGGGTCCAGGTGACCCGAGGTTTGCAAAGGAAGGAGAAGCTATTCCAATTCGTTTAGCCGACTCTAAAGAACGAGCTGGAGGTGTTGCCCGTCGCAGAGGGTACAATGGGATTCCTGAGAAAGAGGGATTTGAGGTAGTCTACAAACCTTACGGCAATAGTGGGAACAAGGAAGATGCTGGGTATTATTATGCTCCCTTGAAAAAGTCCCTCTCCGAAGGCATGTCCATGGAGGTGGACGGCCAGTACATCAGCCCGTCCCTCGCGGGTATCCCGGTCAAGTTGCGGGTGCGGAACGAGGGTGGCAGGTTTGACAGGAGGGGAGTGGGCAGACTGAGGGCGAGCAGGGAAGTGGTGGAGAGTTTGAAGGGTGGGCCTGGTTCAGGTTCGTGGGAAGGACCGGGCGATCCGCGATTCGCTAAGGAGGGAAATGGCCGTTCTGATTTATGGAGCATGGATCAAGATAAATGGAATGCACACAAAAACAGTCTTAAGACTCCTGATGGAAAACGTGACAACGATGCAATTGCTGATGCTATTCATGAACGTGAAAAGCAAACAGAGGAGCATGTTGTTGCCTTTGTAACAGATCATCCAAAAACAAATACACAAGTAATTGGAGAAGCATTAAATATCCCGTTGGGTAGAGTGAGTGGTGCTCTTAATCGTTCTGTTAGAGCAGGGAAACTTTCCGTAAGGGAACTACCAATGACAAGCGGTTCTTCAATTTTCTTTGAATACACAGCAAAACAATGAACACACGATCTGACAATTTACAAGAACTCGAAAGCGACACATCAGATAAAGTGTGCCCATTTTGCAAGGAAGGCGACTTTGATCTTGTTGGATTAAAGTCCCATATAAGTAATGGAGATTGTGAAGCGTATAACAAACTCCCAGCAATAGATAGAATTCTGCAATGACCACCCAACTACAGCCTATATTGAAGCCCGACAAGGTCCCTCCCGCCAACGAGGGGCACGTCACCGCACTGTCCGCCGACGAGCGGCTGCTGCGGAAGGCTGTGGACCGGTGCCTGAAGGCGCAGTTGGGCGAGGTGCTGGAGCGGCTGGGGGGTGGGGCGGTAACAAAAGGCGGGCCGGGGTCTGGTAACTTTGGGCATGAAGGCAGGCCGGGAGAAGTAGGTGGGAGTGGGCCGGGTGGTGGCACTTCTGTTTCTTCTCCTGAATTTAAGCGGTGGTTCGGATCGAGCAAAGTTACAAATAGTGATGGAACTCCAAAAGTAATGTATCATGCGACCACAGGTGACTTTTCCACTTTTTCTCCAGGAGGAACTAAACCCGATGTTCGGTTTTGGACGCACGAAGGAAAGCCGCGATCTATGATTGGTGAGAGCGGCAGAGGTTTTTACTTTGCTCCAAGCCCCAAAGATATTCCAGCGGCACACCATTTCTCTGATGAAAAACCAGGGGCAAATATCATGCCTGTTTACCTTCGCGTACAGAATCCCCTTATATTTGATGATACCACACGGGATTGGGCAATAGATGTTATTGCAGAGGGTCACAAAGAATTTCCTTTGCTTTTAACGGACGAGTCCTATCACAATCTTCAACACAATGGATATGATGGGGTTTTTATTTATCGAGGACCTTCCGAGTCTTCCGTCCTTGAAGAAATAGTAGTACTGGACAGAAAACAAATAAAATCGGCGATAGGGAACACCGGCGCTTATTCGGAAGACCCAGATATTACAAAATCTCTCAAACCCCTCTCCTCCACCTCCGCCGTTCCCTCCAACCTGACCAAGTGGGATCAGGAAGTCATGCGCGAGATCCGGCCCATCTGGTTCGGGCTGTTCAAGAAGGGCGGGGACAGGGCGCTGAAGGAGATCCGCCGGTTCCCCAAGCACGCCAAGAAGATGGCTGTGCTGAGCTGGGCGGAGATGGAGGCGAGCGAGCGAGTGGAGGTGGTTTGTAAGGGTGGGCCGGGCAGTGGAAACTTTGGGCACGTGGGCAGACCAGGGGAGGTGGGCGGTTCGGGTGGTGGATTTACTATGCCTTCTACTGGAACGACAGTAGGGGATCCTTCCCAGCCATTATACCGATTTGTTTCGGGTGATAATTTGCACAGTGATTATGGGATGCACTGGACCCACGACCGCCACGAGGTAGAACAGATGGCGACGGAGGAGGCTGGGTTCATTATCACAGCCAAGCATCCCGGTGTGGATGCTATCATGGATTGGGAGAATCCGAACGACCTGCCAATCATGGAACGTGAGATTGGTGGTTATGAATACCGAGACAAGGTGTTTCCAGAAGTGCCAGTTCGTCCCGGAACTAAACTGGATATTCTTAGCATTGAAAAGGTGGGGTCTGATGGAACACGATCAAAAGTTCCTATTAAGAAATCCCTCAAAGCCACCCCCTCCATCATCATCCCCGACTGGATCGAGGACCCGGACGTGCTGGACGCCCTGGAGCGGGAGGTGGTGGTTTGTAAGGGCGGTCCTGGTAGCGGTAACTTTGGACACGAGGGTAGGCCTGGAGAGGTTGGTGGGAGCGGGCCGGGGGGTGGCGAGAAAGTCAGTAGTGAAATGGATCGTTTGTCGAGCAAGTTTTCATTTAAGAAACCTGTGGTCGAGTTCCGGGATTCTGACATTTTATCGGAGTTTGTTGGTGGCGATGCTTTTGGTTATTTTGACAAGGGGGGTAACCGGATTGTTCTTGCGGCTTCTGCGGGAGCAAGAAAGCAGGAAGTTTCTGCCACTATGGGGGGCGAGGTGATTGACAGTTCGTTGGAAGGAAGTTTGAGACATGAAGTTGGCCACGCGGTTTATGATTCTATGGGGTCAATAAATCGTGCGGAATGGGAAGGGCAGTATAGGATGCTCGATGATCCGGGAAAGATATCAGGTGTGGCTGTACAATCAGAGGAAGAGGGTTTTGCAGAAGCATTTTCTTATTATACAGCACATGATTATGACAATGATTTGCCGGAAAATATAGTTTCTTTTTTGCAAACTATTAAACGAGACAAGAACCAAAAATCCCTCAAATCCACTCCCTCCATCGTCATTCCCGAGTGGATAGAAGACCCCGACGTGCTGGACGCCTTGGAAAAGGAAATGTTCAAGTTCGCCCACGGGATCAACCAGACCACCGCCGACGACCTGCGGGCCGAACTGATGGAGGGGATGGAGAACGGCGAGACGATTCCCCAACTGGCAGACCGCATCTCCGGCCTGTCTGATGAGTGGGTCGAGGGGTGGCGCAGTGAGATGATCGCGAGGACGGAGACGGCCAGGGCATTCACCACCGGACACATCGAGGCGTGGCGTTCTACTGGGGTGGTCAGCCGCAAGGCGTGGGTGGCGGCAGGCGATGCGTGCTTTACGGCAGACTCTCTGGTCTTGCAATATAAAGGTGGTAGGGCAGTCCCGACTGCGATTGGGACTATCAAAGAGGGAGACCTTGTAATTGGCGGGAGCGGGAAACCCTGCCGGGTAACTGGGACATCCTGCAAGGAGTATTCAGGTGATGTTGTTAGGGGAGAAAACTTTACCGCAACGCCAGATCACATGTTTAGGACCGTCGGTGGAAATTGGCGTCCGATAGGAGAGTATGCGTCGGAGACATTCCTGAGGTCTGTTGTCAATTTCATCGTCTGTAAAGCGAAGGACATCCCAGCCGCACTTCGCAAGGTATTTGTTCTGCCCACGATCCTTGGCAGCAACTTTAGGTTTGGTATGCCAGTATATGCCGTCGCATTGGACGACGAGTTTCCAGTCACGGACGAGGAAGTCCACAATCCACTTCCCGTACATGGAGACCTGCTCTTCAAACGGGATGTTGCTTGCGCGGAGAAGGTCGGCCATCCTCAATTCAATCCCGGTTCGCTCGTGGAGGGATTGGACGTTGATGATGTTGCAGTGGACGGAACAGTAGTTACTCTTTTGCCCGTGAGGACCTCTCGTTCTGTTATACGCTACGCGGGAAGGGTATTGCATGAATTTCTTTCCACAGGTGGCACATATAAGTTCTATCTTAGGAACAGATCCAACGCCCTTCATTTTTTGCGAGTGGTCTTTGTCAGCACATTCATGGGAACAAAATTGTGGGTAGCCTCGTTTTTTAAAGAGTTTATTGCACATCGGACACCGTCTATAGACGTTCGGTGCGATAGCGGGGTCTTTTCGCATAAAAATACTGTGGCATTTATTGTTGCAAAACACCATGGGCTTCTCAAGTTCATGCGCATACACTCGGACAGGCTTTTTGCACCATTGACACGGTTTGTATATTCGGCGGGCCAGTCCACTGCATTTTTGACTGCAAAACTTAGTGCCTTCTTTTTTAACCATGTATTCAGAAGGAACAAAATCTTTATTGCAAACAGAACACTTAATTGTTTTCATGTGGATAGTATAGCACATCCACGGCGGCAAGGCAAGCCTTTTTTTGGATTAGTTTTTGACATACAAGTGGAGGACGAACATTGCTTTACACTTGCCTGTGGATTGGTAGCACATAACTGCCCCTTCTGCCAGCAGATGGACGGTACGGTGGTGGACTTGGACGAGAACTTTCTGGAGAAGGGCGACGAGCAAGACGTGCCTTGGCGTGGGCAGGAGATTGTGATGCGGCAGGATTACAGCGCGGTGGGTGGGCCGCCGCTCCATCCGAATTGCATCGTATATGGAGACACGCCCATAATTACATTTGCTGGTTTGAAAAAGATTAAACACATAAAAGTGGGTGATCTGGTTCTTACGCATCGCGGACATTTCCGAAAAGTTATCAGGACTTTTCTACATTCTTACACAGGAAAGACGGTCAGACTTTTTTTTGGCGGACTTCTTTGGGTCACACTCACAGAAGACCATCCCGTTCTTGTGGGTGGGGTATGGAAGGTCGCAAAAGATATTGTGGTTGGAGATCAGGCAGTGGTGGCAAGGGATTGCGGTTTTGTCAATACTCCCGTGCTTGGAATTGATCGTGGACAGGTGGAATCAAGGGCTGTTTACAACCTGTCTGTGGAAGAAGATGAAAGCTATGTCGCAAAGGGAGTAGTTGTTCATAATTGTCGCTGTGTGCTGGTGGCCGAGCTGGACGAGGAGAAGATGCTTTCCCAGAAGGGCGGGCCGGGGTCTGGTAACTTTGGGCATGAAGGTAGGCCGGGGGAGGTTGGCGGTAGTGGTCCGGGTGGGAGTCAAACCGTTCTTCTTTCCAAACTTTTGAAGGAAGAGATAGAACACAAACTGGGCATTTTAGCGGAAGAGAATGATCTTCTTGCTGACTACGGTATTACGAAGGAAGAGGCTGATGGTCTTGTTGATTCTCTGCCTAAAGACGGAGGTGCGTGGACTGTCCCAGGAAAACTTATTTCTGTTGTACAGGCAGAACTAAATGACCATGCTGAAATACTCCGTGACTTGGGAGCACATAGCGATCGTCCTGAGATAGATATGATGCAAGCTGGAAAATTGGCGCGACGATTGGAAACTTTATTTAATAAAACCAAATCCCTCAAATCCCGCTCCCCCTCCATCGTCATCCCCGAATCTGAAAGAACAAACACAACAGGAGACCGATAACGAATGAAAACACTTTTGAAGATTAGCGAGATGATGCCCTATCTCCCCGCCGCCCTGAAGGATGCAATCCATCATGTCGCCAAAGAAACGAGTAACAAAACCGACGCCCTCGAACTCCATCGCCACTCCCACAGCGAGAAGGCGGCGGTCAACGGGCTGGACCCCAAGTCCCGCCGCGCACTCAAGTACGTCAGCTACCGCACGCAGGACAGGGACGACGAGATTGTCATCCCGGAGACCATCAGTTTAACCGAGTTCAAAAAATACGGCCATGTGCTCGTTAACCACAATTACAGCCTGCTCCCGGTCGGGTCGGACGTGGACATCAGCGCGGACGACTATGGGATCAAAGCTCTCACAGAATACGCCGACACGGGCGCGGGCACGCTCGCCAACGTGGTCTGGGCCTTGGTCAGCCAAGGGCACCTGAAAAGCTCGTCCATCGGGTTTGTCCCCACCAGCTATACCAAGCCTGGGTCGCGTGACTGGGATCATGTGGCAAACCAGCTCCAGAGCAACTGGAAAGAGTTTGACAAATCTCGGGCCGAGAAGTCCATCAGCCGGATCATCACCGGTGGCGTCCTGCTGGAACATTCCGACGTGAGCGTTCCGTGCAATGCAGACGCCGAACTGATCAGCGTGTGCAAAGGCATGAACCTGGACGGCAGGATCATCAAGCAGCTGGGGTGGGAGATGAAAGATGGGATTTTGGTCAACAAACAAGAGGCCGACCCGGTGCCGTGCGTATGTGACGAGTGTGGGTATGTGGCGGACGCGGCGGTGGGCAGCAGGTGTCCCGAGTGCAAGACCGGCACGATGAAGGCCAAGGGTAAGGAGAAGGCGATTGAGATTCATGGGACTGAAGAGAAAACGCATGAGGTCGTCTTTACTGAGCAGGAACTCCACTTCGCGCTGGACAACAAGGGTCGGTTGCCAACGCCTGACGAACTGAAGAGTTATCATTATGGGGCCGTCGAGAAGCCCAACCCCCACATGCCTGGCGGGTCGTTCAGCGCGTGCGTGCTGATCATGGAGGACAAGGGACGCGACACCGAGAGTGCCAAGAAGATATGCGGGGCGCTCCAGGCCGACGCGGGCGGGAAGGGTTTGACTGAGGCCGAGACCAAGGCGGTCAAGGAAGCTAAGGCATATTACACGCCTTGCGTTTGTGACGAATGCGGAGCCGAGGCAGATACCAATCCCGGCGAACCTTGCGAAGAAGATGGATGCAAAGGGACGATGCAAGCCAAGAAGGAAAAGGAAAAAGCAGTTCCTTCCATCAAACTCATCCGTCCCGCGCCCAGCGTCAAGATACTGTTCGCGCCGCCGACGGGAGACATGATCGCCTCCCAGGTGGGTGAGGCAGTCGAGCGTGCTTTAAGTAGGAGAACCGGAAAAATAATGTAAATAAACGACCGATGGATTTATCAATCCCCGACGCGTAACGGCAGGGGGCGAGAGGCCGGGTCAAAACGCAACAAGAAACCGAGTCGCGGAAAGTGCGGCTCACAAGCAGAAGGAAAGAGAAGATGAAAAAGAAAGTGAAATTGCTTAAAGACTGGAAAGGTCATGCCGCCGATTCAGTTCTGGAAGTGGACGAAGAGACCTATACCGAGTTGATTGATGGGAAGATCGGAGAGGCCTATAAGGAAGACGAAAAGTCTTTCCTGGCCGTCCAGAAATCCATGATTGACAAGGCGACGGACGCGGCAGTGACGGCGGTCGAAACCAAGCTCAAGGAGATGGCCAGCGACACCACGAAGATGATTCACATCTCCGTCAAGGATCGTTCCGACGACGACCCGACCGGCGGCTACCTGCCGGGCAACACCAAGAACAAAGCTCAGCTGCTCGCGGATCGTGAAGGCAAGAGCGCGGTGAACTTCGCGTTCGGTCGCTTTGCGGTTGATGTGCAGAAGGCTACCCGTGGCGGGCGTGAGCCTGAGCAGCTGATGAAGTGCCGGGAACGCAGCGAGAAGCTGATCACGAAAGCGGCTGGTGACGGGATGCTGGCAGGTGACGACGAGGCCGGTGGCTACCTGATCTTCAGCGCGGCCAGCGCGATGATTCAGGCCGCCGCCTTAGAAAACGCCATCGTGCGCCCGCGTGCGAACAGCGTGACGATGGGGACGCAACTGTTGCGCATCCCTTATCTGCGCGACACAGATCACAGCACCGGCACGGTGTTCGGCGGTATCAAGATCTACTTCGACGACGAAAACGCCGAGGGGACCGCGAGCAAGCCGAAGCTGGAACAGTTGGAATTCAAACTGAAGAAGATGACTGCTATGGGTTACGCTTCTGAGGAATGGATCAAGTGGTCACCGGTCAGTCTTGGATCCTGGCTCATCCCGAAGTTCGGTGAGGCCATCGGGTTCAAGGAAGACCTGTGCTTCTTGGGCGGCAAAGGCGCGAGTCAGCCGCTGGGCATTCGGAATGCTCCCTGCAAGATCCAGATCGAGTTCGAGACCAGTCAGGATGCGTCCACGTTCGTGCTCGAGAACAGCACCAACATGTTCGCTCGCCTGAAGTTCAAGAACGCCGCGAAGGTCGCCTGGGTGATGAACCAGACCGTGTTCCCGCAACTGCCGTTGTTCAACGTGACGGTCAGCGCGGGTGGCTCGGCGGTGTTCACCAACAGTGTGCTTGGCGCTCCCGGCCAGTCGCTGTGGGGCTATCCGATTATCTGGACTGAGAAAGTCCCGGCACTGGGTACGGCGGGTTGCGTGCTTCTGGTTGACTTCTCGGACTACACGATCGCCGACGATCAGGGTGGGGCGGAAATCGCGCAGAGCATCCACCTGAAGTTCGACCTTGGGCAGACGGCCTTCCGCATGACCAAGTACATTGACGGACAGAACGAAACGGTATCCGCTATGACCCCCACTTACGGCTCCACGTTGAGTCCGGTGGTTGAGTTCAAGGCGACCGCGTAAGCAAGGTACGAAACAGACAGAGAAGTGAAAAGACTCATTAAGGAGTAAGTAACAGATGAGATTAGTTGAAAATAGCAAGATAGTGATCAAAGATGCCCTCCAAGGGACAGGTGGCTTGCAGACAGCCGGAAACGGTGTCAACATGGCCAAGTATGCCAAGTGTCGCATCACCCTGCTTGTCGCGTGCTCGGATGCGGCGGTGGTTGGTGGTGCGGTGCTGCTGAAGCAAGGGACGACCGCGTCCTGCGCGACGGCGCTGGCGTACACCGAGTACTGGAAAAATGAAGACGTGCTTGCGGCTGACATGCTGACGAAAGTCACAGCAGCCACTTGTGCGGCTGGCGTCCGGAACAAGACGGCCATGTACGTGTTTGAGGTTCGGGCAGACATGCTGGACACCGACACGTTCGGAAGCGAAAATACGTACATCCGGCTTGACCTGGCAGACATCACCACGGCGACTGAAGCCCACAGCTTGATCTATGAGCTGTATGAGCCTCGGTACTCTCGCGGTGCTGAGAACATGCCCACAGCCTGGTAACTGAAATAAAATATCCTTGACGGGTGGGTCGGGGAAACCTGATCCACCCTGATGGGACTTGGAGGAAAGACAGAATGAAAAGAATTATGATAATCACGGCAATGCTTGCCGCGATCAGCCTTTCCTTGCAGGCTGGACCGAAGGTTGAGATGAAGACCTCCGGCCCCAGCGGGCAGGGCAATCCGATCTGGTGGGCACCGTCCACAGGGATTACCAACCTGGTGATGACCACGAACGGGATCACGGTGCTGACGGCAGCTCCTGGTTCGGCAGTGGTCTGGACGAACGCGTCGCTCACAATCACGCGGCAGGCGGTTGCCAGTGCGACGAACGCCACGGCGACTTCAGCATTGACGATGCAACGGCCCGGTGCACAGACGCCGACCATCACAGTGACAAAACAAACCGCATCGCTCACGAACGTCGTTGACGGCGTGACTAATGTGTTTGTAGTTGTTACGAACGTCACGGCGGCGTGCTCGGCCTTGCTTGACTACCCGACCAACGCCACAGCGGCAGTCACTGTGACTGTGGAACGGGCAGCGGTTGCAGCGGTGACGAACGTGGCTCTGTCGAATCCGTAACTTGAAACTCAATGGGGCGCTCGGCAATCCGGCCAGCGCCCCGGCGAGAGGAGAAAAGATCATGAAAAAGATTTTATGCTTTGTGATTGCGGGGTTGGCAGGTCTCGTCCTCGCTGAAGGCACGGTCGTAGAGACCAAGACAATGTTCAGCTCCCCGGCTAAGT